CTGCTGAGCGACAGGCCGAAGGTGAAACACCGGTTGGCTCATGCAAAAAATTTTCTGAGTTCGTGTTGACAACGTATAGCGTCGATCTCCATACTGTGCACGTTCGGCTGACCTGTAAGCGGAAGCTACTGGCGGCTAGGCATTCAAAAGTTTAAGTTTGCTGATTGACCCTCCACGCGGAAGCGGGAGACGCAACGGCGTTTCTCTTTCCATGAGAGGGTTTTTTCGTGAACCCAAGCGTAAAGAAACTGACCGACAAGCGGGACGCAATCAAGGCGTCCATGCGATCTTTGGTTGAGCTGGCCGAGCGCGAAGACCGCGATTTGACGGACCAGGAGCAAGAGAGTTTCGACGCCTACAAGGCCGAAGTGTCGGAACTCGAAACCCGAATCGGCCGGCTGGAATCGGTTCTCGCCGACGCGAGCGCCAACGCCAAGCCGCCGGAACGCGCTCTCGACCTGCAAGAGCCGACCCGCATCAAGGTGAAGGAACCGGATTTCGTCAGCGACCCTAACAAGGGATTCAAGACGCATACCGAGTTCCTCATGGCGGCGATGAACGCGGCCCGCCGCGGGCAGGTGAGCGACCCGCGGTTGCACTATCTCAGCGGCAGCCGGACCAAGTTCTTGGCGACGGCCGGCAGCGATGAGCAGGGCACGTACAGCGACCCCTACGGCGGCTTTCTTGTGCCGGCAGGTTTCGCGCCTAACATGCTGAGCCTGCAGGCCGACATGGGCGACCAGGGCATCGCGACTACCAGGGTTGTGATGAACTCCCCTGTGGTCACGTTTAACGCTCGGGTGGACAAGGATCATACCTCGTCCGTCAGCGGCGGGCTGACCGTTTCCCGCCGCTCGGAAACTCAGAGCCAATCGGCCACGCGAATGAGTTTCGAGCAGGTGACGCTGCGAGCCGACAGCCTGTATGGGCTAGCCTACGCCACGGAAGAACTGCTGGCGGACTCGCCGCAATCGTTCGTGTCGATGCTGGAGCAAGGCTTCAACGATCAGTTTGTTTGGCACCTGATCGGCGAGCGGATCGAAGGCACCGGCGTCGGCGAGTATATGGGCATCAACAACAGCGGGGCGCTGATTTCCGTCACGAAGGAAACCGGCCAATCCGCCGATACCATCGTCTACAACAACGTCATCAAGATGCGTTCCCGCTGCTGGAACTACGGCCGGGCGGTCTGGCACTACAACCAGGACTGTCTCCCGACCCTGATGCAGATGACGATTCCCGTCGGCACCAGCGGTGTCTTGGCCTGGCAGACTTCCGCCCGAGAAGGCGAGCCCGACATGTTTCTGGGGCGCCCCGCCTATCCGTGCGAGCACTGCGGAACCGTCGGCGACGCCGGCGACATTCTGCTGTGCGTTTGGTCGGAGTTCCTGGAAGGCATCTACCAGCCAATGCAGATGGCCGAAAGCATCCATGTTCGGTTCGTGGAAAATGAGCGGGCATTCCGCTTCACCATGCGTTGCGGCGGGGCTCCGTGGTGGCGTTCGGCTTTGACGCCGAAGAAGTCCTCCAACACGCTCTCGCCGTTCGTGCGACTTGCTGCCCGTGCGTAGTCAATCGGTTCAACCTCTAACCTCCTGATAGGAGACTTTTGGAATGGCAAGTTCTGTTGCAACCGACAGGCTTTCCTGCCGGCGCAAGATTTTGATGTATCATCACGCTCCCGCCGATGCGGCCACGGAGCAAAGCGTCAAGGCCGGCGCGACCACGACGACCTGGCAGGCATTCAAGGATTTCGGCTCGTTTCAAGTGTGCGCGATGCTCGGGTTGAAAACCGGAAATGGTTTGATCGAACTGAGCATCTACGCCGCCGAAGACGCGAGCGGCTCGAATGCCACCGAGATCAAGACCAGCGGCGCGATTACCGCCGACGCGGTTGGCGATTGGGCCATGCAGGAATGCACGGCCGAAGAGGTCAATCACGTCGGCAAGGCGGCGGGCTACGACTTCACTCACATCGTCGCTTACGTGGACTGCCACCATAACGACGACGAGGTGGAAGTGGTGTACATCCTTGACGAGCCTCGATTCAAGTACGACGCCCTGACGCCGGCCACGACTATTGCGTAACCGGATGTCCCTCCGTTCACCGTCCGGCCGGGGCAACTCGGCCGGGCGGTTGCTTTTAATTTCCCATCGCTAACAATCGTCAACCCTTGAAAGGGGAACCGAGAGATGGATACCAAACTGTTTGGCCGGCACCAACCTGGCGGCCTGTTCTCTGTTGTTGACCGTGAGACATTCCCGACTGGGGACATTTGGTGGGTTAGCTCCACCAGCACGACCGGAGCCGACAGCGTGGGCTACGGACGTAACCCTGACGCTCCATTTTTGACGTGGGCCTACGCCGTGACCCAAATGGCCGCTGGCGATACCTGCTACCTGATGCCGGGCCATGCGGAGACGATCGGCGTCACCGGGGACGCTGCGATCACGCTGAGCCTCGCCGGCGCGAAGCACATCGGACTTGGCGGCCGCACGAAGAAGCCGGCGATCCTGATTGACGGGTTCGCGGATACCTATGTCTCGGTGACGGGTGCCGATACCGTCTTGGAAAACATCATCTTCAAAGCCGGCCACGCCGACATCGCGGCAGGCATGATTATCGCAGCGGCAGGGTGCGAAGTTCGCAAATGCGAGTTCATCGAGAACGCCGTGAATGAGAACTTCGTGTTCTCCATTCAGACGACCAATGCGGCCGACCAGATGACCATTGAGGACTGCCGGTTCGTGAGCATTGACGCGGCGGCCGACGCGGCAATCCAGATCGTCGGGGCCTGCAACGACGTGATTATCCGTCGCAACTACTTCAATGCTCCGTACAAGACCTCGGCCATTGAAGCGATTACGGCGGCTTGTCTTGACATCCTCATCATCGACAACTGGATTTCCAGTAAACTCGACGGCGATGACCTTGCCGGTGCTATCGATCTCGTTGCGAACTCGACAGGGCTCATCATTGGCAATCGCATCTACCACACCGACAACACCGATATTCTTACGTCCATCGACGGTGCGGCCTGCGGTCGCATCGACAACATGGCCGTGAACGAAGTCGCGGAAGAAGGCGGTAAGGCCGGCGCGGCTGCAACCTAACCAGCATAACGCTTCACCGGGTCGTCTACTGACGACGGCTCGGTGCAGTACGGAGGATACGCGATGGCGCTACCTGTTACGCTACTCGCCGCAACGACGACAGCGGTCGGTGCTGTCACGGCAACATCGACGCCGGTTTCCATTCCAGGGCAGCCGAGAGCGATGGCATTCGTTCTGGACGTTACCGCAGCGGCGACAGACGCCGGTGATACGCTCGACGTGAAAGTACAATGTCGCCTCGACGGCACCAACTACGTTGACGTGTGTTCGTTCACTCAGGTGCTTGGTAACGGCGGCGCGTTGAAGCACGTCGGCAAGATCAACGCCGATATCGCCCAGGCAATGTTTGCGGACGCCGCCCTGGCAGCCGGCAGTGTGCGAAATCTGCAAGGCGAAGTCTACCGCGTTTCGTACACGCAGGCAGACGCCGACAATGACGCGTCCTTTACGTTTTCCGTGACCGCTTGCCCGATGTGATTCAATGGCGTCCTACGACGGCCGGTATAGCCTGGTGACTGCACCGACGGAAGAGCCGCTTTCCGTCCAGGACGTTATCGATCAATGCCAGCTTGGAGAACTGCCGGACGACCAACGAGTTCGTGTCAACGCGTACATCACGGCCGCCCGGCAGTTGCTTGAACGGCGATTGCGTCGCCAGTTCTGTACCGCGACTTGGAAGCTCTACCTTGACGAGTTTCCTGACGTTATCCGATTCGACGACAAGTTGCCGATCAAGACGATCACGCATGTCAAGTACTACGACGCGCAGGGGATGCTTGCCACGCTGACCGCGACGACGGATTACCAGACGGACCTGGCGAGCGAGCAACGCCCGGCTAGGATCATGCCGGCCTACGGGCAGAGCTGGCCGAGCGTCCGAGGCGACACACTGAACGCGGTCGAGATCCAGTTTACGGCCGGATACGGCACCGCGTCACAAGTTCCAGCGAGCATCAAACACGGGATGCTTTTGCTGGTTGCGAACTGGTTTGAGAATCGAGAACAGGCGGTTATCGGGACGATCATCTCCGAGCTACCTTGGGGCGTAGAGGCGTGCGTTACGCCTGAGGACTGGGGAGCGTATTCGTGAGAGGCGGCACGCTACACGAGCGGATCAGCATCGAGACACCGACGGAATCTGCCGATGGCTCGGGGCAGTTGATTCGCACCTGGGCGACACACAAGGCCAACGTGCCTGCCGATCACCAGGACGT